TCGCTACATATCAAAAGCAACCGGTATGTCGCAGCGCGCCGTGGTATCAGCCTGCCGGGAGTTGACCGATTGGGGCTACGTTCAGCGTATCGTTGGTTGCGGCTCCCGTCCCTCCGAGTACATGCCAAATTGGATCACCATGCCACCATACACCGCGCACAATCCTGATCTCGAGGTGGTTAGTGGTACCCACGAGGACAGCACTATTGCTACCCACGGGGGGCACACAAAATCGCGTAGTGGTACCCACGGGGGAAGCGAATCCGACTTACTTCTAACCGGCGTAGAAGCCGAGTTAGAAGTAGTGAGTAAATCAGTATCCGCCAGCGGGCCGCCCGCCGAGGCGGCGGCCGTGGCGGGAATAGATTTTGAGCGCGTCTGGATGGCCTACGGTAAGCTCGGCGATAAGGCAGCCAGCAAGAAGGCGTTCGCGGCGATCGCCAATCCTGACGTCGACCACATCGCCAGTCGTGCGTCAGCCTGGGCCGCCAGTGCCAAGCCAGGCCAGAGGCGTATGCCGTTGGAGCGATGGTTGGCCGCCGAGAAATATGACGAAGCTGACCGTAGCGTGAGACGGAAGCCCACCGAAACGCCAGACGATATGGAGGAAATTGAGATGCGCCGAAAACCGACCGACGCTGACTGGGCGGCCGAGTCTGCCAAACACGAGCGCGAATTGCGTCGGTCGACTATCGAAATTGAGGTGGCACGCGAAAAACCGCTTACAGTTATCGACAGCGCCATCGAGTTGCGAGGCAGTGACAAGTGGCTGACTCTGTCCACAACCAGAGGACGCGTTGCTGTCCTACTTGAGGGCGCTAGGTTTGATATGCAGGAGGAAGGGCGGGCACACTTTGCCCGCTTGCAGGATGCATGTGGCGTCTCTCAAGTTAATGACAGCGCCGATCTGAATGGTTGCTCGTTCAAGATTTCAGACGGAACGTTCGCAGCGGTGCAGGAGGCAGCCTGATGCACAAGCACGCAAACGACAACCAGCCGCGCACACCCGAAGAGCATCGCGCGCTGGTTGCTGAGCTATCCGCTCGGCAAGACACCACCCACGAGGTACGCGCCCGTAATCGCCACTGGCCCACCTTTGCCCGCCTGAAGCGCGCCAACGCCTGGCGGGAGATCCAGGCTCTTGAACGTTACGCCGAGGACGAGGGACTCGAAGTCACCGGCGTTTATTCCGCCGCCAACGACAACGGACCCGTCGACAAACACGGCCGGGCTGAAATCTGCCGCGTGGACTCGCGGTTAGGTGAGGAAAATCCAACTGCTGACGAAATCAAAGCAGCGTGGGACGCCGACGAGAAAGACAAGCGGGAAGGTCGGCCGGAAATGGCAACGCGAATTCAATTCGGCGCGGCCGGCAAGATCAACGCCGTCAAGGTGCGCGGAAGATATCGCAGCTTGGTGGAGACTTTCTCGGAACCACGCGGCTCTCAGGATGATAAGGCGAGCCTGAACACCGGATATGCTATGCCAGATGTAAAGCCAGACGTTCAGGATGAGGCAGCCCGTCGGATGGATCACGAAGCGATGAAGCGGCGGCTCGGTGATGAAACCTGCCGGTTGATCGAGCTGGCATGCGGTGACGCAACCGCGGAAGAGATCGGCGTAATGCACGGCGCAAGCGGCAAGAGCGCCGAACGGCTTGGCGTCAAGCTAGTCGACGCGGCGATCGGAAAGCTGATGGCGGAATACGCAAAGCGGGATGCGGCGGATAGGGCGGCGTAGTTAACTTAGTCGAGAAAACGGAGACCGCTAGGCGGCCTCCGTTCTCGTTCACATCATGAAATAGATGATCATCGCGATTGCCCGAAGGCATGCGGCGAGATCTATTTTGACAGAACACCGGATGATGAGTTGCTTTCGCATCTCGTGTCCTCCGGGTAGCAGCGCGCCGCGTACCCAAAAGGTCTGCGGTAAGCTCCTATCGAACGAATAAGCCGTCGTTCATAAGTGCATCGGCCCATCCTTGGCGCACTAGTAACGCCGCGAATGGCCCCGCGTGGTGTCCCTTCTGACCTTAGGAATCTCCTTGGGGTCCACGAACTCCCGGCCAGCGGTTTGAGCGCCTGCCTTTTCGTCTCTGGTCCTCAGGGCACGGGCCGTGCGCTTATCTTATTGGATAGTGAGGAACCACCCCACGTCCGCCAAGGGCGCACGAGTTGATTCTGACCAGCCGACCTTGGGTTGTCCATATGTATGTCCAATAGACTGTGTGCTTATCCATTACTTTCGATCGCCCCAGTCCCTAATCCGGCAGCCATTCCGCCTCTTTCTTTAGAGGCAGTGGCCTCGACGCTCCTCGTGAAAAACTTCGCGCGGTCCAATCCCGCGCCCTTCTTCTCTCGCGCCAGCCACGGACGTACTGGCTGCGCACCCCTTTCCGGCCCATTAGCCGGGCTGCCCGCGCAATGTGCGCGATTTATTTGCCCAGCAGCAATTCTTATCACTTCAAAAACGAAAGGGCACGCCCATGGCGACACCCGTATCCCAACCGCCATGGTTCGACGACGCTGATATTTCTTTCGCCGAAATGGTTCACGCGAGCGGCTTGAACAAAAATACGCTCACCTCTCATCAGCGCATCCTGATCGCATCGGGTAGACGCTGCGGAAGAAAGCTTCGTGGCTTGTGGTTCTTCACCGCGCGGGAGCTTTACGCCTTTTACATCGTGTGGGCACTGGCGCGCGGGAAGATTCCGATTTCAATCGAGATACTTCTCAGCGCATGGGATTTCGCGCAGCAGCCGCCGGCTGGGCCGTTTGTATTGCCGAGCGAGGGCGCAATCACGACTGTCGATGCCGTCGTTCTGTGGAATACCGCAGTTGGTATGATGACAGACGTGCGGGCTCGTGAGGAGGCCGGCGATAATGTTTGATCGCCTAAAGAAATTGTTCGGCGTTCGCTCCTACGACGGCGCAGGCGGCGGCCGACGTTGGCGCGGTCAGCCGGAAATGCCACTCACGTTGTCGGCAATGCATGCGGCACGTGGGCCGCTTGCGAGGCGGGCTCGGTACTTGGCGTCAAACAACGCGTTGGCCTCTTCAGGTGTTGAGGCATGGGTTAGTGCTCTGGTTGGCACAGGAATCAAACCGCAGAGCGGGCATGCAGATACCGAAGTTCGCGCTGCTCTAAACCTCGCTTTTGAGGCGTGGACTGACGAGGCAGACGCGGATCAGCTTGGTGATTTTTACGCGCTCCAAAGCTTAATGGTGCGCAGGATGGTAGTCGACGGCGAGTCCTTTGCGATTCTGCTCAACAGTGAGGTCGGTTTCCAAATTCGCCTGATTGACAGTGAGCAGGTAGATGCCAGCCTGAACCGCGCACTTGATATCGGCAGGATTTGTCAGGGAATTGAGTTTAACGCACAAGGCAAGCGCGTTGCTTATCACGTGCTGCCTGAGCGTACGGGTACGCCATTCACAGCCGTGCAGCAACCGGTTCGTGTACCAGCGCAAGACATTGTGCATTTGTTCAGGCCGGAGACGCCCGGGCAAGTTCGCGGCATATCGTGGTTCGCTCCGGTTATCTTGCGCTTGGCTGATTTAGACTCGCGGCGCGACGCTCAGCTAGTTCGGCAGAAAGTTGCCGCGATGCTTGCAGGCTTCGTCACCAGCGTTGATGGCAGTGGCAGTCCGTTTGAAGGCGAGCAATCAGGCAATGCACTGGTTGGCGGCCTCGAACCAGGCGTCTTGAAATTTCTCAGTCCAGGTGAGGACATCAAGTTCTCAACACCGGCCAGCATCGGTGCCGAAGTCATCGACTTCGCGAAAATAACGGAACGGGAGATCGCGGTCGGCCTCGGTCTGCCATCCTCGGTGCTGACCGGCGACCTGTCCGATGTGAACTACTCCAGCATTAGAGCTGGCTTGGTTGAATGGCGCCGCCGCATTGAAGCGATTCAACATGGCACGATCGCCTACCAATCCTTGCGTCCCATTTGGAAGCGATGGGCGGCGACCGAGGTTTTGTCTGGCCGCGTCCATACGACGGTCGACGCCGCGTTGCCCGTGAAGTTTATCGCTCCAAAGCAAGCCTGGGTTGATCCGGCAAAGGACGTGCAGGCCGAACTGGAGGCGATCGCAGGCGGGCTGATGTCTAGGCGCGAAGCCGTCACGAGCCGCGGCGTTGACATCGAAAGCTTGGACGCAGAGATCGCTGCGGATAATGCGCGCGCCGCAGAGCTTGGCTTGAACTTCCAGCAGCCCGTAGTCGCGCCAGCTAACGACAACGAACCGACGCCAGCGCCAAGTCGCAAGCGGCGTGCGAAAAAATCCTAACAGAGACTTCATGACTGAGAATACTAGCGCCGCGCTAACGCGGGCCGCACCCTTTCGTGCGTCAAGTTGGAATAAGGATGAATTGACGTTCGAACTTGTGCTTTCCGCAGGTTCACCCGTTGAACGCGGAGGTTTTGTCGAGATCCTGGATATCGCCGGCGCGACGTGGTCAGAAACAATTCCGCTTCTCGACTCTCATAACCGAGGCCGGTTGGAAGATCAGATCGGAACGGTGGGTGGCATTCGAAATGAGGGCGGAGAGATCGTCGCGACTGCGCGGCTTTCAAAGCACTCACCGCTTGCGCAGCGCGTTGCTGCCGAGCTCAACGATGGCGCTAAGTATGGCGTCTCCATCGGCTATTCCGTTCAAAGATGGGCAGAGTCCAAGCCGAACGGAAAGCGCACTCTCACGGCGAAAGCCTTCGAAATCATCGAGGCAAGCCTTGTGTCGATCCCGGCCAATCCGGCCGCTACTATTAGGAGCATCCCTAACGTGACCACCGAGAATACCGAACTTACCCGCGCGGCCATCAACGCAGAAATCCGCTCAATCGCCAAGACGGCAAGCCTTGATCAGAACTGGATCGATGGCCAGACCGATGCCGACGCCACGCTGGATCAGGTCCGCGCAGCCGCTCTCGACGCAATGTCAAAGCGCAGCGCTACGGCTGGTACGGTTCGTAATCAGCACAATGACAACACGCTCGACAACCCCCATGTGCGTGTCCGTGCTGCGGCCGAAGCGCTCTATGCTCGGTCGACGCCGAGCCACAAACCGTCTGAACAGGCGCGCGTCTACATCGGTATGGGCACGATCGACCTTGCTCGCGATACTCTGCGGCACGTCGGGGTCACGACAACCGCTATGACCCCCGCCGCCATTGTCGAGCGCGCCCTTACCACCTCGGACTTCCCGATCATCCTTGGTGATGCTGTCGGCCGCACCCTTCGCGAGGCTTATAGTGCTGCTCCCTCTGGTCTGAAACGTGTTGCGCGCCAGACCACGGCAAAAGACTTCCGCGCGAAACACCGGCTACAGCTCTCCGAGGCGCCGCGCCTGGAGAAGGTTAACGAAATGGGAGAATATACCAGCGGCTCGCTTGCGGAGGCCAAGGAGTCTTACGCTCTCGCCACGTACGGCAAGATCATACCCATCAGCCGCCAAGCAATAGTGAATGACGATTTACATGCATTCAATGATCTGGCGCGCCGGATGGGCCAGGCGGCTGCTGCCACAGAGGCTCAGCTCCTTGTGGATCTCCTCGTGCAGGCCAGTGGCGTCGGTCCCACGATGTCCGATGGCAATGCTCTCTTCCACGCAGCTAATCACAAGAACTACGCAGCATCCGGCGCAGCCCTCGCACTGGACAAGCTTAGCGCCGCCCGCCTCGCCATGCGCAAGCAGACTTGCCTGAGCGGTGAGCATATCTCCATTGAGCCGAAGCACCTCGTCATTCCTGCCGACCTTGAGACGACCGCTGAGCAGCTTATGACGCAGATCGCCGCGACTAAAACGACCGACGTCAATACGCTCGCGGGGCGGTTTGAAATTTGCGTGGAGCCGCGGTTTACCAGCGCCACGCGCTGGTACGTCGTAGCTGATATCGCATCGTGCGACGGCCTGGAATACGCCTATCTCGAGGGGGAGCCTGGCGTTCAGATCGAGACAAAGGTTGGTTTCGAGACGGATGGCGTCGCCGTGAAGGCTCGCACAGATTTCGGAGCCGGATTTGTAGACTGGCGCTCATGGTATGCTGCGAACGCCTAAATGACAATAACTGAACTGCAAGACCAACGGGCGGCCTTATTGGCCGCCCTCGGTGGCGGTGAATTGCGCGTCGTTATTCAATCCGCGGGTGCTCGGCGTGAAGTTGAGTTTCGCGGTGTGGCTGATCTAGAGCGAGCTATCGCCGCAATCGATCGCGAGTTGGCCGCTAACAGCGGGACTCGGATCAACACTTTTCTTCCATACTTTTCCAAAGGACTTTAGATGCGCAACTTCGTCCAA